CAGAATATCGAATGTGGTACCATTAGATGTTGATATTGCTTCACCACATTATGAAACTGCAATTGGTTATGGTAAAATTATTATGTATATTGTGAATCAAACCGATAATATACAGAACAATTCACCCATGATTGGTAGTTTTTCTAGTCTTTTTGTTGCAAATACATTATCGGATCACTCAAACACATTCCTTTCAATATCAAATGTTTACTTGGGTTCATTTGTCGGCAACGTTTCTTCATTGAGTTTGACGGATGCAAATGAATTTTCAAATGCTGCAAATCAAGTTTCAAGTACGATGACGACATATCGACAAAAAGACTTTAATTTCTTTGCAAATTCACAAATGATTGTGGATAGGTATAATAAAGTTAGTGAATTCAATAGGATTGGTCAGACAGAACTGTTCCTGATCAATGATTACATCGGAACACCAAATCTGAAGAACAATTTGGCAAATACTGTTAACCCACCCTAAAATTTCGAAATTTTTCGTTCCGGCCCAAGAATTTTCTCCGACGAAACCAAAAGTCCAAAAAAGCGATTTACTTTTCGCACATAAATAAAAGATGGCACAAACACTAAACAAAATATATTCGGACATAGATTTCACCTTCACCAGAGTACCGGTGACAGGTGATGTTGCCGTTAGTTATGATTTTCAGGCTGTCACACGTTCCGTCAGAAATTTATTACAAACAAATAACTACGATAGACCTTTCAATCCTGATCTAGGTTCACAATTGAACGCATTATTGTTTGAACCTATGAGCCCTTTGACGGAAAACAGTATAGAAAATGAAATTGCTCAGATGATCCAGGCATATGAACCTAGAGTAATTTTGCAAAAAGTGAATGTGGAAGCAAATGATGCTCAAAATGCCTATAATGTGACAATAAGTTTTTTCCTACAGAATGCTACCACACCAACATCAATAACAATCCTTTTAGAGAGAAACCGATAAATGGCTGGAGCAAATAGCAATATTCAGATAACAGACTTGGATTTTAATGATATTAAAACCAATCTGAGGAACTTCTTAAAGTCACAAAATGCTTTAAAAGACTACAACTTTGAAGGTTCAGCACTCTCTGTACTCTTAGACATTCTTTCATATAATACGCAATACAATGCATATTATTTGAACATGGTTGCAAATGAGATGTTCTTAGACTCTGCAATCCAGAGAGAATCTGTAGTTTCACTAGCAAAACTGTTAAATTACACACCAAAATCATCAATTGCACCTGAAGCCACCATCAATGTTCTTGTCAATCAGGTGACAGATGCATCACTAACATTACCAAAAAACACACCGTTCTTATCCGAAAACATCGATGGTGTCAACTATAGTTTTGTTGCAACAGATTCTTCGACTGTTGCCGTTTCTGGGCAGCAAGCACTCTTTTCAAATGTAACAATAAAACAAGGTATTGTTGCATCGATATCATATGAAGTGGATTCTACGACAAATCCAACATATACCTTCTCTATTCCTGATGAGAACGTTGATACCACGACACTTTTGGTGTCTGTACAACAGTCTGTTTCAAATACCACATATGAAATCTTCACAAAAGCATCAGATGTTTTACTGTTAACAGGCGATTCGACAGTTTACTTCTTGCAAGAGAGTGTCAACGGTTTATATGAAATCAATTTTGGTGATGGTATATTAGGCAAAAAACTTGTTGATGGTAACATCGTCAATCTAAGTTACTTGTCCACAAATGGTTCAGCCGCAGCTGGCGCAAATAGTTTCATCAACATGGATGCAATTGGAGGATTCTCCAACGTTGCTGTTACATCTGTACAGCCGGCATCCTTTGGGCAAGACAAAGAAACCATAGATTCTATAAAGTTTCAGGCACCAAAGTCTTTCTCTGCACAAAAACGTGCGGTGACCAAAGAAGACTACATCACAGCAATTCAACAGAATACTTTAGGTTATTCTTTCGATGCTGTCAACGTTTGGGGTGGGCAAGAAAATGATGTGCCAATTTATGGGCAAGTTTTCATTTCATTGAAACCAGCAGGCTCTTATAATCTAACACAATTACAGAAACAGAAATTGATTCAGGATGTAATTAGACCAATTTCTATTCTAACAGTTTCTCCCACAATTGTGGACCCAGACTACAGTTACTTGCAACTGACTGTAAATGTACTATATGATCCAACCAAAACAAATTTAACAGCTTCACAAATCAAAACAAATGTGAAGACTGCGATTACGAATTTGGCCGCAAGTCAGTTGAACACCTTCAACTCTACATTTAATATCACAAACTTTAATAATGTGGTAAACAATGTCAGCCCATCAATCATTACAAACGAAATAAGTCTACAAGTACAGAAGAAATTCTTCCCAATTTTAACTGTACCAACAACATACAATCTTTATTATGGAACACCACTCAAAAGAGGTATGTTCCAGAGTGGAATCAGCACATCACCATCATTGCAATTCAGAGATCCGGACAATCTAGTATCAATTATTGGTGGCGTACAGATTGAAGAGGTGCCATCGTCAACAGGTGGTGTTGAATCGATTTCCATTATCAATCCGGGCTTTGGTTATCAGAGTGCACCAACAATTGAAATTCTTGGTGACGGCGTTGGTGCAACAGCAGAGGCTGTAATTGCTGCCACTGGTTCATTGAAGTCGATCAATGTAACCAACAAAGGTTCTGGTTACACAAGTGCGATTGTTAAGATTACACCAAAGTCAAATGATACTACAGGTCAATTGGCGGCCGCAACTGTAAATCTTGAAGGTCGTTATGGTACACTAAGATCATTCTACAATAACAATGAGAACGTGAAGATCATATTGAATAGTTCTGTTGGTACTGTTGATTACAACTTGGGTGTGATCACACTAGAAAACTTCAATCCCTATGGCGTACAGAATGATCTTGGTCAGCTGACAGTTTCTGCAAATCCAACAACATCGATTATTTCGTCAACTTATAATAGGATCATTACAGTAGATCCATTTGATCCGAATTCGATTATTGTTAACGTAAATACTAAGTAAAATGATTCCTGATTTTCAGAAAACTTCTTTACTGATACCATCTCAACTTCCCTCTTTTGTTAGGGAAAATCCAGACTATGACAAGTTCGTTACGTTCTTGCAAGCATACTATGAATGGATGGAAGTGAATGGCAATGTCACCGAAAGAAGTAAAAACATTCTCAATTACAAAGACATTGACAGAACAACAGAAGAATTTTTACAATATTTCACGGATGAGTTTCTTCAATATTTCCCACAAGAAGTTCTAATCGCTTATTCAGAGTCTTATATGATTCTGATTTTGATATCTTCTACACAAAAGATGCAGTACTGAAAGCATCCGATGGTTCTTGGTACGTTGCAAGAAGTTTAAAACTAGCTACAGGTAATACAAACTTCTTGAAGGTGAATAACTATAGACTGTTTGGTGAGACAACAAAGTCGATTGCAACAATTGAAAATGCAACATCAACAGGTAACAGAGTTGAAGTATTTATTTCCGACATTACAAGATTGTTTCAGTCGGGTGAATTTGTTAGAGTAGTTGATACAAACAACCAAGATGTTTTGTTTGGTGGGCAACCACTCAGAGCAAAAATTGTAGGTCAGATTAGTCAGATAAGAATTGATCCAAACAGAAGAGGTTTATTGTATCAAACTGGTGATCCGGTGGTTGTTTATGGTGGTTTGAACTCTGCCAATGGGCTTGGTGCATCTGCAACTGTTGCATCAACAACATCAGGATCAATTCAACGTATAAATGTTGTTGATGGAAGTTATGGTTTCAGACCAGATCCAAACACAATTATTTCACTCACAAACGCACCTGGTGCATCTGCTGTTGTTGCATCTATAGATCCGGATCCAACAAAAACCGCAAACGTTACTCTATTGTCCATAGAATCCATCTTTCCCAAAAGATTTGTGACAATTGGAAACACCAACTATGGTTTCACAAATGTGGCTTCAGCAAATGCAAATACCAGATTATCTGATGCGTTTTCTTTTACCCAGTTTTCTGCATACCCAATATCATCTATTATTGTCACAAATGGTGGCGGCGGTATCAGAACTATTCCAACGGTGCAAGCAACATCGATATATCAGAATGACATAGGCGACTCAATCGATCTTGGTAATTTAGGTATACTTTCACCAATTCAAATTGTGAGTGGTGGCCACGGTTATCAAGCGAACGATCAAATTGTTTTTTCGGGTGGAACCGGTGTTGGTGCTCGAGCAAATGTGACAGCTGTCTCCAACACCGGAGCAATTACAGATGTTGAATATGTTTATGGTCCCGTAAGAGATTATCCACTGGGTGGTTTAGGTTATTCCCAACTATCTTTACCTACAGTATCCGTTCAATCAGCTAATGCACAAGCCGCAAATGCGAGTTTAGTTGTTCCCGGTATACTTGGAAGAGGTGCAACATTCTCTGTTGTAACAGACAGAACTGGTTCAGTTACAACAATTAATATTAATAACCCAGGTGAAGATTATGTTTCTGCACCAGGTGTTTCTCTAAGAGTTGAAGATATTTTAGTTTCTAATGTTATTCCATCAGCACCAGTGGAAAATGGAGATGTTATTTTCCAAGGAGTTGATGCCAATACATCGACATATTTGGCATATGTGGATTCACTATCAGTATATCAATTCAATGCTGATCCAGCACAGATAATATACAGCTTGCGTGTCTACAACTACAATGCAACACCAAATACCACATTACCATTGAAGACAGAAAACAATGTTAATCTACAAATGGTTGGTGCAGCACTAGATTCCAACTACAATTCTAGTGGCGTGAGAAGATATGGTGACGGTAACGCAAGAGCTAATGCATTGTTCTTAAACGGGTTGGTTGTAAGTCAAGGCCAATACTTGAACTCAAGAGGCAAACCAAGTTCATCTGACGTATTGCAAAGTAAAATATATAACAACTTCACTTATATAATTAGTGTTGAAAAAGAAATCGAAAAGTATAGAGAAATATTATTGAATCTCTTACACCCAACTGGAATGAATTTCTTGGGTCGTTATGTATTGAGATCAAATACCGACTATCAACTCGACACCTATTCGTGTCTGGTAATTCCGGTTCTAATGTCATAAATATTACATCATTGACTAACGCTTACAACATTGTAAACAATGGTCAGTACAGCAACACAGCCTATCCAATCAAAGATATTGTCTATGTGGGCGATAGAGTTTTGGTTGATAACAATACAAGTAAGATTGTACAGAGTGTTGACTTTGAAAATGATAGAATTTATTTGACAAGCAATTTGACTTCGAATGTTGGTAATTCATTGATGGCAGTTAACAGAACATTTGTCGCAAACACAGAATTGAATTCAAGACAAATATTCATTTACGGCGCAGTTGGGCAAGTATATGTGCCAGAACTTATAACAGAAGATGGTTTCACAATAACAACTGAAGATGATAGAACACTTCTTTTAGGATAAAAAATGTCAACAGTAAAAATTACAGAATTATCGTCAAAATCATTAACAACAAACATTTCAAATACGATATTTGTTGGTGTAGATTTACCGACAGGTACAACAGGAAAGTATACAGCCAAAAACATGGCAGACAACCTGTATGCAAATAATGCTTTGAATGTTGGTAGCGATTTCACATTACTGAGCAAACCAATCACATTCGCTGATGGCACAACACAGAATACTTCTTTTGCTGTGACTGGCACATATGCAAATGCTGCCTTCTTAAAGGCCAATTCAGCATATGACTCACAGAATACAACTGGAAACTATGCCAACTCTGCCTTCTTGGTAGCGAACACACCTTCACATGTGGCAAACTCCGCTGCAATCTATGCTAATGGAGCATTCTTAGCCGCAAATACACCAACACATGTGGCCAATTCAGCCGCACTTTATGCTAACGGTGCTTTCGCAAAAGCAAACGCAGCACTAGCAAATGCATCAGGCACTTTTGCGGGTGATCTAACAATTACAGGCAATACTCAAGCACAAAAAGTTAACACAGGTAACTTAACTGTAGTCGGAACAGCTGCTGTATCAGGTAATGCAAACTTTTCAGGCATAGTGAATGTGACTGGTGCAGTTTTCTGGAAAAGCAAACACTCCATCAAGAATTATTTTTGATTCTTTCAGTACCGATGGATCTGCATATTCGATAGTTGCAGGTAGAACTGCTAGAGGCACAGTGGTGTCACCATCTCCAACTCAAAACAATGACATTTTAATGAGAGTTGCTGGTAACGGATGGGGCACAACAGGTTTCGCACCACTCGGTGTTGCTCGCATTGATATTGTTGCCACAGAAAACTATACAGATTCAGCTCGTGGTTCTAAAATCATTTTCTACAACGTTCCAAACGGTTCAAACGTAGTTAATCAAATCGCTTCATTCAATGCAGACCGTATTGATTTTACAGGTGTTGTGAGTCCAGAAAAAGGCTTCATCTACACACCTAGAATTTTGGGTGCTCAAACAGCAATCACTATTGATTTTGCAAACGATTCAATGATTCGAGCAACATATAGTTCAACACTCACAATCTCTTTCTCCAACTATACATACGGTAAAGTTGTTGAGTTGTGGGTCACAAACACAGCAGGCACCGGCCAAACAATAAACTTGGGTGTTCTAGCAAACAATTCAACAACAGGTTCAACCACACTTTCTGTAGCCTCACAGAGATCAGCAAAATTACAATATTTTAGTATTGATGGCGACCTGGCAAATACTTTCTGTGCAATAACATATGCGTAATAAATAAATTACTATGACAAATAAAATTGTAATCACACCAGAAGCAAAGCTCTTACAGGTACAACAGAGTTATTACGCACCTGTTGCCGTAATCACATCCAAAAATAATTTGCCAGTTGAGGCAAACTATTGTTTTATGTCTAGAGTTGACCCGTGGCCTCAAGCAAATACTCCACCTACTCCTGGATTAGATCAGAAAAGTAGAAAAGAAGTCTTCAAAAACATCTTTGCAGTAAAAAAAGTAAACACATCCGATGTTTCTCCCGTCATTCAAAGAATAAACTGGGAATCTGGAGTAGTTTTTGATTTCTATCGCGATGATATTAACATATTAGAACAAGATGAAAACGGAAATCTTGTTTATAATTTCTATGTTAAGAACAAGTATGATCAAGTTTTCAAGTGTCTGTGGAATGGAAACGGTGCTGCTGCAACAGATGAACCAATGTTCACACCAGGTACATACGGAACAAATAACATTTATGTTGGTTCGGATGGTTACAAATGGAAATTTATCTATTCAATTGACACCGGCCTAAAAGTTAAATTCATGGATACAAAATGGATGCCTATTGGTGTCAGTACAACTTCATTGAATCCATTACTATCTTCTGAAGGTCTTGGTGGAGTTGAAGTCATAAATGTTTACAGTGGTGGTTCGGGTTACGACTCAGGTAATGCAACAATTACAGTAACTGTAACAGGAGATGGTAATGGTGCAGTTGCAACAGCCAACACATCAAATGGTTCCATCATCGATATTATCGTCACGAATCCTGGTGCAAATTATACTTATGCAAATGTAACTGTTTCATCGGCTTTGGGTAGTGGCGTTGTCGCATATGCAAACACATCACCAGTTGGTGGGCACGGCTTTGATCCAATTTCTGAACTTGGTTGTTCACATGTTATGTACTCAGTTGAATTTAATGGATCTGAAGATGGTGAAATACCAACAGATATTGACTTTCACCAATTGGGTTTAGTTGTCAATCCAACTTCAAAACAAACAACTCCAGATCCTGCAAATGGTGCAATCTATAGAACAACAACCGATTTGATTGTTGCTCCAGGTTTTGGTACTTTTGAAAGAGATGAAGTTGTTTATCAAGGTGCATCTTTGGCCGCAGCAACCTTTACTGCA